TGAAGCATTTGAAGATTTTGATATAGACCTTATAACTGGATACAAAATGAAAGACCTTACAAATGAAAATGGATTTTGGAAGTATGAGGAAGATAAGACCCTGAATGAGGTTAAGAATTATCTTTCAGGGACTTATAAATCTCATTATACTTCTCAAGAATCTAAGACACAAACTCTTGATTTGATTGAGAGTATTGGAGATGCTGAAGCATTTTGTCGATCAAATGCTATTAAGTATCTCTCACGATTTGGTAAGAAGAATGGAAAATCTAAAACAGATATTCTGAAGGCAATACATTATTGCATTCTTCTTTATCATTTCTCTGGTGTGCATAAGCAAACTAGTTCCTATCCACAATGAAATTACGTGACCATACAATGAAACTTTCTGAAAAGACACTGACTACTCTCAAGAACTTTGCCGGTATTAACAATTCTATTCTTGTGAAGGCAGGCAATAAACTTCGCACTATTTCTGTTGCCAAGAATATTCTGGCTGAGGCAGAAATCAAAGAAGAGTTTGAGAAGGACTTTGCCATTTATGATCTCAATCAGTTTCTGAATGGTCTTGGTCTTCATCAAGACCCTGAACTTGATTTTAAAGATGATTCTTATCTTATGATTCGTGAGGGTAAGCGTCGTGTGAAGTATTTCTTTGCCGACCCTAATGTTATTATTTCTCCACCAGAGAAAGAAATTCAACTTCCTACTGAAGATGCTTCTTTCCAACTGGATAGTGTAACCCTAGAAAAACTCCTCAAAGCAGCAGCAGTATATCAACTTCCTGATTTCTGTGCCGTTGGTGAGAATGGAGTTATCAAACTTGTCGTTCATGATAAGAAGAATGATACTTCTAATGAGTATGCTATTGTAGTTGGCGAAACTGCTAAAGAGTTTGTATTTAACTTCAAGGTAGAAAACATCAAGATTATTCCTGGTGCCTATGATGTTGTAGTTTCTTCTAAACTTTTATCACAATTTACAAATGAAGCATATAACCTGAAGTATTATATTGCTCTTGAGCCAGATAGCACTTTTGGTTGATATGAACGAAAAAGCACAACGACTTCTTGAAGAAGCAGCACTTATTCTTAAAGGTGATGTAGAGCACGTTACAGTTTACGATAGTCAGGAAAATTTGAATAAGAGATATAGTATCACATATCCCTATCCAGATCTTCCTGATAATATTCAGTTTGTGGAGAAAGATACCACTAAATGTGTTTTTGGTGGTATGGAAGTTAGTTCTGATAATGTTCTTCGCATTATTAGTGAGTTAGAAAATTCTTTTCAAATGCTTAAATATCTTGGTTTTGAGAAAGATATGATTATCCTGCAAGAAATGAAAAGTCGTTATTATAAGATGTACTTTAAACTTGCTAAACAAGAAAAGTCTATGCTTGATTGATTATGAAAATTACACCTGAAATTATCGCAGAACTTGAGTGTGTTTTAGACATGCGAAAGAAGAATGGTGAACCTATCTGGGAAGATGGGACTGAAATTGAATTTGGTATTGCCGGAACATTTGCTGCCGACAAGTTTATTACTATCAAGAAAAAAACTACAAGGGTAGATAGTAATCCCGATCCAGACCTTAAACCCCATCATGAGATTAGTTACGATCCAAAGTATCTAATTCTTCCAAATGAAAGGAAATGAAACTCCCCAATATTTCTCCTGACCCATATATTCAATTTCTTGAAAATTGGATACCTGGAATTGGTGAAAGCACGGAATTACATGATAAACTTCACGATCATTTTAGACTTGGGTTTAGTGTGAATGATGAAGCAAAACTACTTGGATTTCAACTTGGACATCATCCAGCAAGCAACTTCTTTCACGTTGTTGTTTTTTCTACGATGAGTGTTATAATATATCCAAAAAGTTATCGCAATACCTTAGAAGACCTAAAGGATTTTTATAATTCATATCTTTTAGGAAAGTATTGGCAATCAGTGCCTTATTGGTTTATACCCAGAGATATTTTACACCATGCTTTATATCGTCGAGATTGAAGAAGGAACTATCATAACTCATGATGGTCATGTTGAAGTTGGAATTTTCCATACTACACTAGAAAAATTTGTTTCTATGGTAAAGGTGGAATATCAAATTGTGTATTGGAAACCTGATCCGCTGGGATGTAGATATCCAAGAGTTAATTTTCAGAGAACTGATAAGGTTGCTGGTAAAATGGCTTTGGAACAAAGTATTAATGAATGGCAACGTCGTGGTAATCTTTAATTATGAGTGATTTTATTTGGGTTGAAAAGTATCGCCCACAATCGATTGAAGAATGTATCCTTCCTGAGGCAACTAAGAAGACCTTTCAAAGTTTCCTAGATAGAGGTGAGATCCCGAATATGCTACTGGCGGGTCCTCCTGGAATTGGTAAAACAACAGTAGCAAAAGCACTATGTAAAGAATTAGGAGTAGATTGTTATGTCATCAACGGATCGGATGAGGGACGTTTTCTGGATACGGTCAGAAACAATGCGAAAAATTTCGCTTCGACCGTATCAATTACTTCAGATGCAAAACACAAAGTTATCATCATTGATGAAGCAGATAACACATCCAATGACGTACAACTCTTATTACGGGCGTTTATTGAGGAGTTTGCTGGTAACTGCAGATTCATCTTCACCTGCAACTACAAAAACAAAATCCTCGAACCCCTCCATTCCCGTTGTGCAGTGGTTGAATTTGGAATTGGAGGCAAACAGAAGCAACTCATCGCAGCTCAATTCTTTAAGCGACTCCAAGATATCCTTGACGCAGAAAGAGTCGAATATGACAACAAAGTCCTCGTCGAACTCATCAACAAGCACTTCCCCGACTGGCGACGAGTCCTTAACGAATGTCAAAGATATTCCGTGGGGGGAAAAATTGACACGGGTATTCTTGCAACTTTTACAGACATCGCAGTAAATGAACTTGTCAAAAATCTTAAGGATAAGAACTTTGCGGAAGTGCGTAAGTGGATTGTCTCTAACCTGGATAATGATACTAGCGTACTTCTTAGGCGTGTTTATGATTCTCTTTATGAATCGTTGGTTCCTGGTTCCATTCCTGCTGCTGTGCTTGTTCTCGCTAAGTATCAGTATCAGGGGGCGTTCGTAGCAGACCAAGAAATAAATATGCTTGCCTGTATGACCGAACTTATGGTGGAGTGTGAATTCAAATGAGCAATGTAGAAGCACCAGATGAATTGGTCGATAAACACGGGTTTAGTATCAAACCTCCCATTAGTGATAAAGAATGTATTCTTATATGCCTGAATAATGCTCCGTGTGGAACTGATAAAAAACAAGTTCAAAGATTGATTGAACTATATGATGGCACAAAGAAAAAGTTTGATCAACTTAGGGATTTGCAACAGCAGTATTTGGATGAACTATAAAAATGAAACAAGAACTTATAAAAATTCTTAAAAGAGATTCATATAGGAATGGTGATTTCACACTTTCTTCTGGTAAAAAGACCGAGCATTATATTAATTGCAAACCTGTAATTTTGAATGCAGCAGGTCTTAAACTGGTCAGCCATTCCATGTTGGAATATATTGGTCAAAATTCTGTTGCAGTTGCTGGTCTTACTCTGGGTGCAGATCCTCTTGTTTGTGGGGTTGCATTGGCATCGTTAGAACACCCTTGGTGCCCAACACAGGATGCTCTAATCGTCCGTAAGGAGGCAAAGGGGCACGGCACAAATGCTTGGGTAGAGGGTCCTCTTCCGGTAGCAGGATCCGAAATTACTGTATTAGAGGATGTTGTTACAACCGGAGGTTCTTCCCTCAAAGCAGCGGAAAAACTCCGTGATATGGGATATAATGTCAATAGAATTATTTCTATTGTTGATAGGGAAGAAGGTGGTCGAGAGTTGATGAAAGAATCTGGAATTGAATTATTCCCATTAGTCACTATTAGGGATTTTCTGTGATGAAATTCAAAGCAAGAGTTGAAGTTAGATTGAGGAAGGCAGTTGATGACTCTGCTGGTAATGCTGTGAGAGCAGCATGTGGTAAAATGTCTGATATGACTTTCAATAAGTTGCGTTTAGGTAAGTTGATTGAGATTAATTTTGAGGCAGACAACGAAGAGTATGCTAACAAAGAGATCAAAAAACTTTGTAAGAACTTTCTTGCCAATGAAGTTATTGAAGATTATGAATTTAAAGTATGGAGTGTAGAAAAATGAATGTAAAACTAATTCGTATGTGGTCTGGTGAAGATGTTATTGCCGACCTGATTGAAGAAAAGGAAGAATCTGTAGTTTTCTGTAATCCTATTATGATGGTTCCTGCTGGTAATGGTCAAATGGGATTTGCTCCTTGGTCTCCCCTTTTGAAAGAGAAGGGTGAGCAATTGGAAGTTACTAAAAAATATATTGTTTATATTGCCGATACTCAAACAGAGATTGTTGAGCAATATGAGCAAATGTTCTCTATAATTAAATCCCCAAGTAAAAAATTGGTACTCTGATTATGAAAAAGAAAGAAAGGCATCAAATTAAGTCTAGATTTTATTATCTTTTCTGGGGAATTGCCACTATATCTGTTGTTGCCGGACAAATTTATGTCGGTACTGGATATAGGGAAATGGCAGAAAGCACTAATGAACTTACAGAATTTTTTAGTGGTTTGGTAAAATAATGGGACTACTAAAAATTGATAAATCCAAACTTGTAGAACCCTGTGTAAAGACTACCCCACAGAATGTAAAAGAGGCAAATGAAGCACTATATCGTGCTAAACTAAATTTGCCTTCTGCTGCAAAGCATTGTGGTATGACTGAAAAGGAAATGAAAATGACGTTCCTTGAATATTTGAAGTATCATCCTATTGATTATGAAGTCTCTTAAAACACCCCTTAGGTATCCCGGCGGCAAATCCCGTGCCGTTAAAAAAATTAATCCATATATTGGGGATTTATCATCATGTCAACAATACCGTGAGCCCTTTCTTGGTGGAGGATCTGTTGCACTCCATGTCTCTAAAATGTATCCCAAATTGGCTATATGGGTTAACGATCTGTACGAACCGCTAGTAAACTTTTGGACTCAACTCCAAGAGAGTGGGCAAGAATTGCAAGATATAATTATGGATTATAAATCCAGTCATCTTGGTAATAATCCTAATGCTGCAAGGCAATTATTTAATATTGCTAAAGGTTGGATTAATGATAAGACCAAAAATAATATTGATCGTGCTGCTGCTTTTTATATTGTAAATAAATGTTCTTTTAGTGGATTGACTGAAAGTTCTTCATTTTCCCCAAGGGCATCTGTTAGTAATTTTTCTGTTCGTGGAATATCTAAATTGAATGAGTATTCAAAACTTATTCAACACTGGAAAATTACTAATGAGTCTTATGAAAAACTTCTAACTGATGATGATAATGTATTTGTATATCTAGATCCTCCCTATGATATCAAGGATAATCTTTATGGTAAGAAAGGTGATATGCACAAGAGATTTGATCATGATAAGTTTGCCGAAGATTGTTCTAATCATAAAAGCAAAATGCTTGTGAGTTATAACTCAGATCAACTTGTAAAGGATAGATTTAAAGATTGGAATGCTGCCGAGTTTGACCTTACTTATACAATGAGATCTGTTGGTGAGTATATGAGAGAGCAACAACAACGTAAAGAACTACTACTTTTTAATTATGGAACTGAAGGATTGGCTAAATTCTATCAATCAGACAAAGAAGCATCTTATTGATGAAGACCCTTCTATTGAGAGGGAATATCCTCCATACATTATTAATAGGTGTTTTTCTGGACACATTGACACTCTCATGTTTGCCAATGAGATGAATAAGTATAACTTTCTTCCAAAGAAACTTCAATATGATTTCTTTATAAATATTGTGAGGAAAAAGAAGAGATTCTCTCCCTGGCTCCGACAAGATAAAATCAAAGACCTTGATTATGTCAAACGTTATTATGGTTATAGTAATGAGAAGGC